GTGGTTGACACGTGTCTGTGACTGATTACTACTATGACGAATAGTAACAATCTGCTGGTAGGGAAACCTCCCGTTGGAGAGACTCAGGTAAATCCTGATTCTCCTACGATTACATCCAATGGGTCAGACTGCCTTTCTATTGCAGTCGACCATGCTGAGCATCTAATCTTGATGCTCAGGGACGCTTTTGGTTTCAGAATCAATTCTGGAATTAATTCTTTTGGACACCTTGTCAATAGACAGGGTGCCCGCTTCGCAAAGCTTGCCCGTATTCACACTGTCTCGATCGAGAAGATCATGAAGTGGTGGTATGGCAATTCTTTGTCCTGGATTTTAGATGATCAGATGGAGCTTGCTCCCTCGCCCATCCTGGGCCTGGATGACTTACGGTCATCTCTGCTGATCTTTATTCCAAGAATTCGACGTTTTCTCCGGGCTGTCATGCGCCGGGCGTCTAGACAAGTGCGATCATCGAAGATGCGCTTGCGTAGACGTGGCCTTTCGATAGGCCAGACACTTCTTCAGGCGAAGAAGGGGACTCCTGTGGTCAGTGAGTCTCTCGTCGGCGAAGCTGAGCTCAAACACAAGAAGGCAATAACGGGTTCCGGTTTATCCGGTCTTAGAAAAGAAGACCAGATCCGTTATGTTCCGGACCTTCTGTGGAGCGATGTTGTCGAGTCAACCGAGAAAGAGGAACTCTTGATGAAATCCATTCGTGGAATAGTCAATGAGTTATTTCCTAAGGGGGATTATGCAGCGTCGCTTGAGCAGGCTGACGCAGCCTTCCCATCCTTCTCTGGGTATTATGAGTCGGCTCGACATTCTTTAGGTGCAGTTGGTCACATCTCGGCCTCTTCGCGTCACTTTGGCGCTGGAGGTCTTGGTTTGTCTGACTTGGAACTTGATCGCCTGGCTGTCATGGCCATGCGTCAAGATCCTGCCATCCCGGCTAGCCGTTTGACGGCGGCTAGGATGGTGTCGACCAAGAATGCGACTCAGGTACGTTCTGCCATCTTTGCTGCGGCAAAGAAGTTGAAAGAAACTGGCACCAGGGTTAATGAGGATGCTTTACTAAGAGATGCAGCTAAGGGAGTACGAATGAAGCATTTTGATGCAGTTCCTGTCTTCCTCTGTGAGCCTTTGAAGGTTTGGACCATAATGAAAGGTCCATCTTTCCCATACTGGGTGTTAAAACCATTCCAGCAATATCTCTGGGAGAAACTCAAGTCACACGCAACGTTCCAGTTGGTGGGGACTCCTTTGAGTTCTGAGATACTTAGTAAAGTCTTTAATAGGGGTTTGGCTGGGGACGAAGCATTCGTTAGCGGTGATTATTCTGCCGCCACGGATAACCTTAAACAGTGGCTCTCACGTTATGTTGTAAAATGTATCTGTGAGCGACTGGGGGCCCCTAAATGGCTCCGTAGGTTAGCTTCAAAGTCCCTTGTTGGACATAGACTCCATTATAAGGACTCGGTAGCGGCCCAAGTCAACGGTCAGTTGATGGGGTCACCGCTGAGTTTTCCTGTTCTTTGTATTGTGAATGCTGCTCTTTGTAGCGCTCCTTTGCGGAGAAGAAAGGAATACAGACGTTGTCGTCTTTCGACATTACCTGTCCTAGTTAATGGTGATGATTGTGGGATGGTGTATAGGGCGAAGGAATATGCTGAGTGGAAGTCTTTATCGGCTGAAGCGGGCATGTTT